TGCTGGGAAAGTATCCATGATTGTTTCTGATTGGAATTTAGTAACAGCTTCAGCTAAGATTGGGTGGTAGACTCCACATGCACCATCCCATGGCTCTGAACGTTCTTCAATCTTTAGACCAAGTAATTCTAAACCATCGACATAAGTTTGAATCCAGTCTTTACGAGAAGCTACGTCTCCATCAAAGTCACCAATTAAATCACCAGCTAAAAGTGTTAATTCACCTTCAGTTAATTCTTCAGCTAAGTTCTTATTAAACTCTTCTGTGTCTTCTGCTTTTTCAATATCAATCTCTAACCCATCCATGTTAATTTTGACAGATTCAGGATCTTCAATTTCAATTTCTATAGGTGGCGCTTCTGGAATTGCTGCGAGACCTTGTGGTAATTCATATAGTGCTTTGTCGATTGCCATAATTTTTCCTTAGTAATATGCAACTTTACGTCTAAATTCTCTTGGTTCGTCTGGTTCGTCTGTTGGAAGATTAACGAATCCTCCCTTTCTAAACCGAATAAGAGCTTGGGTTGAAGAGTCCACTAAGTCATCGTGGTCTGAATTTGGAAATGCTGCCATCTCTTCTATGACTTCTTCGGCCCAACGCTTTCTTGGTGCCCATACCTTGCCAGATGCAAATAAATCTGTTACAGAGTTTAATCTGCTTATTTTATCGTTTCCACGGGTTGGTGTAAACTCTTGAACGGGTATTCCCATCCTTCTTAACTCAAATATTAACGGGGCTCCAGAGGCCTTAGCTTCTATAATAAAAGCATCTGGCTGCCATTCCTGATAGTATTCAAACGCTCTTGCCTTAAGTTCTGGAAATTCCATCCGCTCTTTAAGAGCATCAAGAAGAATAATATGAGGATCATTTTCATTTTCATCTTTGTAAAAAACTCCCCAAGTGGTACATGCTGAATAGTCAGAACGCTCATTCTTTGTAAACGCTGTATCCCATGATTGAATAACAAACTGACAGTAAGGTGGGTTTTCTGCTTCCCACTCCATCCACCATTCACGCTTAACTAAAGCACCTTCTTCAGAGGTTGGGTTTTGTTGATACTGAGCTGACCATTTACTTAATGGCAACTCAATACGAAGTTTACTTAATTCATCGTAAGACCAGAACTCTGGCCATAAAGGTTTTTCAGAAGGTAGGATTGCTGGGAGCTCAATAATTTCCCATTCATCTCCATCACGATCTGTCATGGCTTGTAGGATCTTACCTGTCAGGTCTCTTTTAGACCAACGGGTCATAACCACTACAATAGAGCCTCCAGGTTGTAAACGCTGACGTGGACCTGAAGTATACCACTCATACACCTTATCGAATACTGATGGATCTGCTGACGCTAACGCTGCTTCCTGTTCCGAATGCGGGTCATCAATGATGAGTAGATCAGCTCCCTTACCTGTGACAGTACCACCCACACCAATAGCAAAGTACTCACCATTAGCATTAGTGCTCCAGCGACCAGCAGCTTTAGAGTCAGACCGAAGGGCGACATTTGGGAATATTTTCGCATAGACTTCAGAGTCTACCAGATTTCTGACCTTTCGTCCAAACCCAACTGCAAGTTCTGCTGTATTTGAGCACTGAATGATCTTCTTGCCAGGGAATCTTCCTAGGAACCATGCAGGCAGCATAAACGATGCAAACTCTGACTTTGTATGACGAGGAGGCATATTGATGATTAAACGCTTAGTCTTGCCTTCAGCTATCTCTTCAAACTTCCTAGCCATTAAGGCATGATGTCTTCCATGAATGAATCCTGGCCACATTGTGGTTACAAACTTCATAAAGTCTTCTTGGCCTTCTTCACGAAGTAAGGCATTGTCATATTCACGTACTTGCTCCAGAACCATAGTCTGTTCTTCTGGAGATAGCATATTCATGAGTTCTACGACTTTATCACTCAAGATCTCGTACCCTTAACCCTGCTGGACGAATCGAGCGTGATCTGCCCTTCACCCCTTTGCAAACCCCTATCTCGATAAGTATCTGCATCTTACGGGCCACATTCCCCCTACCTCTTTCGCCCGTTAGACGCATAATATCATCTATAGTCGGACCAAAGCCGTAGTTACGCCAGAACTCGTCTACGATCAGAAAGATTTCTTTTTGTGCTGGGGTCATGTTTATAAGTCCTTAACTCCAAGTTCTTTAGCTGCCTTCCAAGCTTCCCACATTTTTTCATCGTCATACTCCAATGAGGATAGACTTGGGCTTTGGCAAAATATCCGTTCATACCAGTAAGTAAACTCTGGGCTGTAGTCTAGTGCCTTAACCTTTTTAAACCCGTCATTGTTAATCATATTAATATACCTCTTAACCACTTCTCCTGTGGACTTATCTAGTTCGTATTCGTAGTCTTTCATGCAAACCTCTCAGTAGCTGTCCATAATCCATATGCAAGGCCACACCATAAAGACACAAGTAAAGCCATAATGAAATCTTCTTTGGCCGCCCTGAAACCCTTTAGGTCAGTCCATATGGAGTAAAGAGCAAAGATAACAGTATTAAGGTAGATAGTCATAACAAAACCCCACATAAGGTGAGTATAGACCATAGAGACATCAATCCTATTCATTTCTTACTCCTATCTATAACCTTAGCAGGCTTCTTATCAGTATCCTTTAAGAACTTATCAGAGGCCACATTACCCACAAAGGTACCTCCTACAGAGGCAACAAAGTTAGCACATCCATATAAGGACAGTAATCCAATAACAATCATTACTCTCATACTTCCCTCCAATTTGGGTTAGAAGTATCTACTGGGGGTGTAGGGGACCCAGAATCAGAAAGGGGGGGTGTTTCTGTGTGGGACTTCTCAATGTCATCCCAAAAATTAGATACCCCCTCCCCCTCTGTGTTTGGAACGGACAAGGCGGGTGTTTCGGATATGGGTGCGGATTGTTTGTCTGGAATAGTATGCGTAGTGGGATCACCAAAATTTTCTGCAATTTGGGGGGTCGGGTCGGGTGGGGTCGAGCCGTTTTCCGTTCCTGCTTCCTGAGGTTCATTCGATAGATAGTCATCGGCCTTGTCATGTTGGTCAATGTTATCCTCTGAGGCTTGGTCAATGGTTTCAGGATCAGGGTTCGCTAGGCTTCCGCCTGTTATCTCGGCCAGTAATTGATCGGCCTCTTGCTTCTTGTCTATAGAAATATGAGCGCTTGATCTTATCGCTTGGGCTAGAGATTGTATGAGCCTGTCTTTAGCGGTTGCGCTGGTGTCGGTGGTAATGATCTCTTTACGCTCTGAGAATAGAGCGACTTCTGTTATCTTACCGAGTAATTCAAGCGCTTTGATCTGCTGAGCGTGATTAACTTCAGGGTCGAGAGCCTTTTCTGTTAGCTTTTGGATAGTGAGCGCCCTTAAATGAGCGGGTAAAAGATATTTCTGCGCCTCAATAGATAGCTTTATGGCCTCAACTTGCATGGCAATAACGGGGTTTTTTGCGAGGGCTTGGCCTTCTTGGCTCTGTATCTTTGGTGTCGAGTGGGTATCATAAGCGGTTCGATAGGCCTCTGCTTTATTGCCTGTGAGTGCTAATGCTTCTGCAAAGGCTTTTTGTTTATGGGTCAGGGTCTTAGGGCTTCCCATGAGTAAGGTATCTATCGGGGTAGCTTCAAGGCCTTCTTTTATTTGCTTTCGGGTTAGCTTCATGATAATGGGTATATAACAGGAACGAATGATAAAAGGCCATTATATATTGTTTTGTTATATATTACTATCTTTTTGACCTTCAGAAACGAACCATAACAAACGATCTCTTATCGGGTAAGGTTATCCTATTAACCAATTATGATGATGTTATCCTATACGCTCTACTGCTATTTAAACATAGGCGGGGCTATTTCGCTTCGCTATCCATGCGCATTATTGGGGCGGATTGGGTCAGTAAAAATAATTGATGAAATAACTTGCATTCTTTAATAATCTTTGATCTAATATCTTTAAGGCTCTGAGAGGCCTTACTAACTAATGAAAGGGAAATCATTATGTATGAATGCAATAATTTCAGGTTCGAGAGTTTAAACGAGGCTTGTGCTTATGCCTCTTATCTAGCAAGAATTACCCGCATTATTCATGCGATCACTAGAATTGAAAGGGCTTAACCATGTATGAATTAATCAGGGGCTTACAATGCTTCTTTATGGCCTTATTAGGCCTATTCATGTTTCAATATATCGGCTTTATCGCTTCGCTATCATGTTTTATTGTGGCGGGGGCTTATGCCTTTTTAGCTATCAAAGGGGCTTCTTATGAATGAACAGGCTATTTTTAAAAAAGATTGGATAATGAGGGCGCTAGATAAATCTTTAGAAAATGGGCTTCAAGTTAGCCCTGAAATGATCGTTTCAGAATTCAATATTCCATTAGATGACGCTATAAAAATCATTGATAATTGGTTTTGTCATCGAATGGCCTCTTTGATCTCAGAGGCTTCAAAATGAATAAATACTCAATCTCATACAATAAAGACAATAAACAATTCAAAACTTATGTTTTAGCTAAAAATGAGGTTATGGCTATTAATAGGCT